TTTTGATCTTTATGACTTCCAAGAGGAGACCCTTAAAGACTTTAAAGAGAACAGATTCAGTGTAATTTTAAAAGCCCGCCAGCTAGGCATCTCTACCACGGTAGCTGCTTATGTCGCTTGGTTGATGCTTTTTCATAAAGATAAAAATGTTCTTATTGTGGCTACCAAGCTAGGCACCGCTGCCAATCTCGTAAAGAAGATAAAAGCAATTCATAAAAACTTACCATCATGGTTGAAGATTTCCGATATTGCTATTGACAATAGAAACTCTTTTGAGCTAAGTAACGGCTCCCAGGTAAAAGCCTCATCAACCTCTGGTGATGCTGGTCGTTCAGAAGCATTATCTCTTCTTGTTATTGATGAGGCAGCTTTTGTTGAGGGTATTGATGAGTTGTGGGCTGGTCTTTATCCCACTCTGTCAACTGGTGGTCGTTGTATCGCTCTCTCCACACCAAACGGTGTTGGTAATTGGTTCCATAAAACCTACACAGAGGCTGAAGAGAATAAAAACGACTTCCATACTATCCGTTTGCCTTGGCAAGTGCATCCTGAGCGAGATCAGGCTTGGTTCGAGAAAGAAACACGAAACATGTCTCGTCGAGAAATTGCCCAGGAGCTTGAGTGTAACTTTAACGCTTCAGGTGATACCGTGGTTCATGGCGACGACCTGAAATTAATATTGGAAAAAGTTGTAGAACCAAAACATAAAACAGGTTTTGATAGAAACTACTGGATTTGGAGAGAACCAGAACCACAAAATGATTATATTCTAGTCGCTGACGTCGCCAGAGGTGATGGGTCTGATTTTAGTGTTGCCCATGTGTTTGATACTCAAACTATGGAACAAGTGGCAGAATATCAGGGCAAGATTACACCAGACATGTTTGCTCCACAACTATATTCAATGGCTTCAGAGTATAACAATGCTCTTTTGATCATTGAGAATAACTCCCTTGGTATTGGTGTTTTGAGTAGGTTGCAAGATTTAGACTATAAAAATTTGTATTATAGTATAAAATCAACACATGAGTATGTTGACGAAGTATCTGCTCATGCCCTAGGTGGAGTAGCTGGTTTCACTATGTCAATGAAAACTCGTCCACTTGTTATTGCGAAGTTTGAGGAATTCGTGAGAAATAAACTAATTACTATTAATTCTATTCGTCTTGCTAATGAAATCAAAACATTTGTATGGCACAATGGAAGACCGCAAGCTATGAGGAGTTACAACGACGACCTAGTGATTGCCGCTTGTATCGGTTGCTGGGTAAGAGGGACAGCCCTAACGGCGAATCAACGGGAGGCAGATTACAAGAAGGCACTATTAACGAGTATATCCGTATCGTCTACTAAACTTAATACTAAGATACAAGGACAGCACGGCTTTAAAGGTAATCCAACAACTTTTAAAGGCACAGACGGAAAAACTCACGACCTAAATTGGATCATTAAAGGATAAAAATGGCAGATAATAATAATAACTCAAATAACCCAAGAAATGTTCAGTCTCCGTTATTTAAAAGACTGACACGCCTTTTTAGTGGCCCGATGGTTGATTACGATCGCCCCGCTGTTATCAGATCTAATAGAAGAGACATTACAAAGTACACCTTTACAAGCAGTACTGGTAAAGAGTTTAAGAAAAAAGAGTATCATAACCCATTTAGCGGTTTAACTAATAAGGTTTTGTATCAGCGCAACAAACAGATGCGTTACACAGACTTTGAACAGATGGAATATATGCCAGAGATTGCATCAGCGTTGGATATTTACGCTGACGAGATTACTACTTCCACGGCTTTTAACCCTCTGATCAACATTGATTGTCAAAATAGAGAAATAAAAGATATATTACAAACACTTTTATATAATGTTTTAAACTCCGAGGCGAACTTGTTTGGTTGGGCTCGTAGCACTTGTAAGTACGGCGACTATTATTTGTATTTAGATATCGATGATAAGTTGGGTGTTACAAACGTTATACCACTCCCAGTTCGTGAGATTGAAAGAATAGAAGGAACTGACCCTACAAATCCAAATTATATTCAATTTTTCTGGCAAAACGCCGAGGGACAAACAGGGGTAACTTTCGAAAACTGGCAAGTATCTCATTTCCGTGTTTTGGGCAATGATAAATATGTACCCTATGGAACTTCAGTTCTAGAGCCATCACGACGAATATGGCGTCAGCTTACATTGCTCGAAGATGCAATGATGGCTTACCGCATCGTTCGCTCTCCTGAGCGTCGAGTATTTTATATTGATGTTGGTAATATGGCAGCAGAAGATGTAGAACAATACATTGAGCAAGTAAAGACTCAAATGAAACGAAATCAGATTGTAGATGAAGATTCGGGTCGAGTTGATTTACGCTACAATGCTATGAGTGTAGATGAGGATTTTTATATCCCAATTCGAGGTGCTGCAAGTAATACAAGAATTGAAACCCTGGCTGGTGGACAATTTACTGGTGATATTGATGACGTAAATTATTTGCGTGATAAACTTTTCTCAGCGCTTAAAGTGCCAAAGGCTTATCTTGCACAATCTGATGCCCAAGAAGATAAAACAACATTATCTCAGAAGGACATACGCTTTGCGAGAACTATTCAAAGACTTCAGAGAGTCATTGTTGCAGAATTAGAAAAAATTTGTATCATTCATCTTTACACGTTGGGTTATAGAAATAACGATCTGTTGTCTTTTAAATTGACTCTAAACAACCCATCCAAGATCGCTGAACTGCAAGAACTTGAACATATGCGAACTAAGTTTGATGTTGCTGGTTCTGCAACTGACGGGTATTTCTCAAAACAGTGGGTGTATAGAAACATCTTTAAGATATCTGAAGAGGAGATGGACAGAATTCAAGTTGAACAATATACAGACGCCCTATCAACAGCAGCAATAGAACAAGCTGGTACCGCACCTGAAGGCGGGGAAGGTGGAGATCTTGGTGGCGACGACCCACTTGGTGATCTTGGAGGCGACACTGGTGGCGATGCTGCTGCTGAACCCGAAGCCGACGATGCCGCAGCCGATGACGATCCACTTCTTGCAGAACCGGATGCATCTCCTGGACAAAGAGACGACAATGGCTATATGAGAGTAAAAAGCCCAAAATGGAAACAGGGTGCCCGCCGTCGTAGTATGAATGGTGCTTATAATAGAGAAGGGGCAGGTTCGTCTCGTCGGGCACTATATAAAGGGTATGGTGAAATGAGCGGATTAGCTAACGGCATCGCCAACGAGGGGCAAACAACAGAAGAAGATTTAATATTTGAAACTCAATATGATATTAAGCAGTTAATACAACAATTGGAAAATAAAGATGAAGGTCAAGCATAATAAAAAAAGAAATACAGCTTTCTTATACGAGGCTCTTGTTAGAGAGTTGACGAAGGCAGTAGTAGAAAAAGATAAGGCTCGCACCCAAACAATTAAGACTATCCTTAAGGAACATTTCCGCAGTGGTATGGTATTGTTCAGTGAGTTGGGGTGCTTTAATGCTTTAGCCGACAAATCTAGCCTCGACCAATACACAGCCGAAAAGATGGTTTTTCGTGCGAAGAAAGAATATGATCAACTTGACCAGCAAGATATTTTCAAAGAGCAATCAGCCGTAATTAAAAAGGTTCACACCGACCTTGGAAAAGATGTATTTAACAATTTTGTCCCTAATTACAAATCGTATGCAACCGTTGCTCAAATTTTTGGCGATAAGATCCCAGTTAAAAACAGAGTCTTGATGGAACAAAAAGTTATTGAAACTCTTACCTCGTCGCCATCTGTAAAGGAAGATTTGCAACCAGTGGATAATCTCGTTGTTAAATCATTTACAGATCGATTTAACGAGGAATATACTGATTTATTACCAGAACAAAAGGACTTGCTCAATCGTTATATTATCTCATTTAATGAGAACGAAGCAGACTTTAAACTTTTTGCGGGAACTGAACTTAAAAGAATACAAGAGAGTGTCCAAAGTTCATTGGATCTTGACGAAGTAAAAGAAGATGATGAAATGATCGAAAATACTAAACAGGTCCTACAACAACTTTCTGAGTTTAATGTAGCAAATCTAGGGGAACAACAGATATTAAAAATCTTGAAACTCCAAAAACTAGTAAGAGAATACGAAGACGATGCCAATAACGATTAAAATCGGTGACGCCGTTAAGGAAGAGTCAAAACCAGTCCAGGCTTCTATAGCCCTTCAGGTCAAGAAAACTCTTGACGGTAATCTTCTAATAAATGATCACGAGTATTTGGACATACTTATTAGTCCAAAAGAAAACAAGATTGTTACGATGCCCAAACCAAATGTTGAAAAAGATGTTTACGATTATCAAAAAGATTTAATGTATGATCTTTTTAAGGGTGGAGTAACTGATGCCGCTGCCCCTCGTGGGGGCGCTGTTTTTGGGATGGTAGAGACTGCTTATCCAGCAGAAGGCGATGTGGATACATTACAGGCGGTCCTCTTTCGCATCAGTGAGTATCTGAAGAGGATACAAAATTCGGAGCAGGTGGCTCACGAATATGATGAAAATATTGAAGATAGATTTACGGATCCAAACGCAAAGGATTCGACAGCGTATGGGGAAATTCCTCCTTACCAAGATACACCAGAAGGTCGAGCAAACGCAGCAGACCCAACCTACACATTTGCGGGATACGGCTACTACTACTAATGTCGTTAATCTATTTTGTGTTGTGTTCTTATGGGATCACACAAATATTAGCATTTGCTAAAATTTTTGACTCTATCCGCCCAAAGCACCACTTCTTTCATTGTCCAATGTGTATTGGCTTCTGGGTTGGTGTTTTCTTAATGATGCTTAATCCCTACACCGAACTATTTACTTTTAGTGTCAGTTTGGTGAACGCTTTATTATTAGGATCT